GAAAATCTGGTACGGAAGCACCTACTAGAAGAATCACTATCGTCTACAATAACTTTGTTATTGATGAAGCAGATCCAGGCGATTTTGTGACTATAAACTCTTATGAGAAAAAGTATTACAAAGGCACATTACCTTTTGTAGGAACGATTCCTATTTCTGACATCATTGACCTAAGACCTAGAGTTACATCTACTGTTGCTGGTAAAGCTCCTTGGGAATTTGAAGCAAGACAATTTACACCAGGCTCATCATCTTCTTCTCATGTTCTTGCCAAAGATAAATCATTCAACTTATCTTACGAATATTATCTTGGAAGAATTGACAAGTTATTCTTAAGTAAAGAGGGTATCTTTACTCTATCTCAAGGTGTTCCATCTGAGTTACCAAAACTTCCAAATACCATTGACAATGCTTTAGAAGTTGCAACTATTCAACTTCCTCCATATCTTTACGATCCAGCGGAAGCACAAATCACTATTGCTAGACACAAGCGATTCCGAATGAAGGATATCGCAAGTATCGAGAACAGAATCAAGAATATTGAATACTATACTTCACTTTCACTCCTTGAAGTTGAGACTACAAATATGTCTCTCCGTGATCCACAAACAAATCTTGATAGATTTAAGTCGGGATTCTTTGTTGATAACTTCAAATCTGTAACTGGTGGTGATGTAACTAACTCATCATATAAAGCATCTGTTGATGCGAAAGAGGGAAGATTAAGACCTCAACACTATACAACATCTATTGACCTACTACTTGGATCAGAGGCGATTGTTGGTGCTGCAACATCTTCTAATCCTACTGCTGACTACAGGTTTGTTGAGGATCTTGGTGATTCAAATGTCAAGAGAATTGGTGACGTTGTATGTTTGAATTACAACGATACCATTTACTTAGAAAATGAATTTGCAACTCGTATTGAGAACGTAAACCCATTCGCTGTTGTAAACTGGATTGGTCAGGTTGAATTAAATCCAGGCACTGATACATGGATTGAAACTAGAAGAACTGCTGCTACCTATGATATTGAAGGTAGTTTCAATTCCACAATGGGAATTACTGGTGCAGATAGTAACACTGGTCTTTCACCTGTTGATTGGGGTTCATGGGAAACAACTTGGACAGGATCAAGTACATCCACAGGACCTTCTCTCTTTAGTGAGACTAGAACAACTGTAACAGGAAGATCTACTAGAAGAGGTCATTTCCAAAGACATCGTGGTATTCCTATCACTACAACAACTAACTTTAGAGATAGAACTACAAACTTTAGAGAGCAGACAACTACAACTACTACAAATCAAACAAGACAGGGTATTCAGTTCCGTGTTGGTGAAAGATTTGATACTACAAGTCTTGGTGACAAGGTTGTAAACACAGAAGTGATTGCTACAATGCGATCCAGAAACATTGAGTTTATCTGTAGGAGACTTAAGCCAAACACAAGATTATATCCATTCTTCGATAGTATTGATATGTCGAAGTATGTTATACCTAAACTTATCGAAATTACAATGGTAAGTGGTACATTTGGTGCTGGTGAAGTTGTTGAAGGAAGTCGTCCTAATACAAACAATGATGCAATTAGGTTTAGACTTGCAAACCAGAACCACAAATATGGTCCTTACAACAATCCTTCACAGGTCTATAAGCAGAATCCTTATGACCCTGCTTCTAGTATCTCATCTACATATTCTTCTACCACAACATTATTAAACGTTGATACTGCATCTTTAGAACTTCAGGCTGCTTCTGGTTTCTACGGATATATCACTACTGGTATGAAGTTGATTGGTCAATCTAGTGGTGCTATCGCAACTGTGACTGCAATTAGATTGATTACAGATAAGGCAGGATCATTGATTGGATCTCTATTCTTACCTGATCCTACAATTCCTTCCGCACCTACATTCAATACTGGTACTAAGACATTTACATTATCTTCGAGTCCTACTAACTCCACTATCTCTGGATTCACAGATAGTTCTGGTGAAGCAAACTTCACATCATCTGGTACACTCCAGACTGTTGAGTCTTCTACTCTCAGAATGAGAAATGCAGATGTTCAGAGAATACCTCAATCTGCTGATAGAACTCTTACTGATTCAAGTAGTAGACTTGTCGTTGACAATACTTTTGCTAACAGATCTACATCTCAGACTAGATGGGTTGACCCTCTTGCACAATCGTTTGAAGTTCCTGATGTTAATGGTGTATTCCTTACTAAGTGTGATGTTTACTTCCAAGCAAAGGATACAAACCAACTACCTGTTACCTTACAAGTAAGAACACTTCAAACTGGTTTACCTACTCAAGAGATCTTACCATTTGGTGAGTGTATTCTTGACCCCGATGAAGTTGTTATCTCTGATGATGGATCTAAAGCGACAACATTTACCTTCCCTGCACCTGTCTATTGTGAGGGTGGAGGAGAGTTTGCACTTGTTCTTCTTTCTGCATCTAATGAATACTTTGTATTCATCTCTAGAATGGGTGAGGAGGATATAACTACAGTCAATGCTGCTGACTCTGAAAAAATCATCGTTTCTCAACAACCATTACTGGGTTCACTATTCAAATCACAGAACGGTGCTACATGGGATCCAAGTCAGTTGGAGGATCTTAAGTTTAATCTATACAGAGCAAACTTCACTGCAACTGCTGGTAGAGTCAACTTCTATAATCCAGATCTTGAAGTAGGAAACAGACAGATTGTTTCACTTGCTAATAACCCCATTGACATGCTTTCATACAATGCAGTGGTTGGTTTAGGTAAGAGTTTGACTGCATCAGAACAGGCTGGATTGACAGAAGGAACTACAATCTATCAACAGGCAAATCCAAACTTTAGTGCAAATCTAAACAAAGTTCTTGGTGCAATCGGTGTTGGTAGTGATCTAACAATCACGAATGGTGGTAGTGGATTTGCTGCAACATCTGTTGTTTACTCTGGTGTACCTCTCATTTCACAATTTGGTAAGGGAACTGGTGCAACTGTCAACTTAACTGTTGATAATAGAGTTGCCGTTGCTGCAACAGTGGCAATCGGTGGAACAGGATACTCAGCTGGTGATGTTCTTACTGTGTCTGCTACAAATACTGGCGGATTCGGAAAAGACTTGAGACTAACAATTCCAAATAACGTTGGTGTTATTAGTGCGTTCAATACTTTAGTTCTTGACAACATTCAAGGTATACCTAAAGTTGACTCCTCATCTGCTATCGTATATGTTGGTGGTGGCGGAACCAGTGTTGTAAATGGTGGTTCTATTCAGTACCTACAAAATGTAACTGATGGATTGCACTTCCGTGTTAGACATTCTAATCATGGTATGTACTCTCAAGAAGATAGTGTAGTCTTGAGTGGTGTTGAAGCAGATGTAAAACCAGAGAAATTGACATCTACAGTTGATTCTTCAAGTACAGAAGATATGACTGTTACTGCTATTGGAATCTTCACATCATTTGAGAATGTTGAAGTTAACAGTTCTAACCCAGGCTATGTTAAAATCGGAAACGAGATTATCAAATACACTGGTGTAACAACTACAACCTCGACTCTTAATAACATCACTAGATCTGTTGATGATACTAAGGCTGGTGACTACAATGTCAATGACAAGATTTATAAGTATGAGTTGAATGGTGTTTCTCTCAGAAGAATCAACACATCTCATAGTTTCATTCCTACTAACAATACTACCTATCCTATTGACGTTGATCATTACTGGATCAAGGTTGGTGTTTCAAGTAGAGGTGTAGACAGAGCAACTGGAAATGCGAATGGATTCCCAGAACTATTCTTCAGAGAGAATAAGTCTGGTGGTAGTTATGATCAACAGTATGTACAGGTCAGTAACTCTTATGGACCTATGGCAACTCAGAACATTGCGTTCAATATTGTCAGACCTAATGTTGCAACTCTCTTACCAGAGGGAACTGACATCAGTGCTAAGGTCAGAACATTCTCAGGAAATAGTCCTGATGGTAACTTAAAATCATTTGTGGATCAAGGTTATGAGTCAGTATCACTACAGAGTAATAACGTCTTATCTACTCCAAGAATCGTTGCTTCTAAAGTAAACGAACTTGCAAAACTTACTGATTTCCCAGGCAGAAAGTCATTTACATTACAAACAAATCTAACTACAGATGATCCTAAAGTGAGTCCTATGATTGACTTGGATAGAGTCAACATGATCACAATTATGGATAGACTCAACTCTAAGATTAGTGATTATGCAACTGACAGAAGAGTTAATTCAATCGATAATGATCCTAGTGCCGCAGTTTACTTATCTAAGGTTGTGAATCTTGAGAAGTCTGCTGATGGATTGAAGGTTATGTTTGATGCGTACAGACATTCAACAAATGACATCAGAGTTCTATACAGAATATTCAGAATAGATGCTCCACCTCAGTATCAGTTATTTGAACTATTCCCAGGCTTTGAAAACTTAGATTCCAACGGAAATGTGATAGATCAGTCAAAAAATAACGGTAAACCTGATAGAAGAATCCTCGCATCTCAGACAGAAGATGACTATAAAGAGTATGAATTCAACGTGAAGAATCTTCCACAGTTCAATGGATTCCAAATCAAGATTGTAATGTCAGGAACTAACTTCGCTTATGTTCCTAAGATTCGTGATCTAAGAACTATTGCATCTATCTAATGAAAAAAGTGAAAGTTAAAGACAGCAACTCTCTTTATAGAGATGAAGAGAGTGGTGCAATTCTTAATTGTAATGATGCTGCATACAATAACTACCTCAAATTGAAAGAGAAAAAGTTACAAGAAGCAGCAGAAATGGATAAACTAAAAGATGATGTTGATGAACTTAAGGATATGATGAAACTAATTTTAAGCAAATTAGATAAATAACTAAAACCTCCCTTTGACAGATGACAGCAAGGAACATCAACTTAGTTTTAGATCAAGGTGTAGATTTTGAAGCAACCTTCACTGTAAGGAATGAAAATGCTTCTGCTCTAAATCTAACAGGTTATACTGGATCTGCTCAACTAAGGAAGCACCCTGAGGCATCTAAGTCCACTCCTTTTGTGGTATCTTTTCCCAATAGAGTGAATGGACAGATCAAAGTTGCAATGGCATCCACTGTCACTGCTGTAATAGAAGGAGGAAGATATGTGTATGATCTAGTTCTAGAATCGCCCAATGCGTATAAGACTAGACCAATACAAGGAAATCTTCTTGTAATTCCAGGCGTAACACGATAATGGCAGATTACTTAGTCACTCTCAACGAACCTGGCAGTTATAATGTCGGTGTAGACTATGAGATTCCCTCAAAGTCGATCCAATATGGTAATATCATTATTGGAAAAACACCAGTGCAAGATGGTACTGAAACTACATTTAACCTAAATGATCAAGGGGCACCATATACTCCTAACAATAATCAACAACTTATTGTTACTAAAAATGGTCTTTTCCTAGATCCATCGAATGATTATAATATTTCTGGAGATCAAGTTGTATTTACAACTCCTCCAGCAGCAAATGATGACATAGTAATCATTGCTCTTGCTGCAGCTGCTGATTTAACACGAACTGTAAACTATGTTATTGACAGCGGCAGTCTTCCAATGCAGCCTGGTGATAAAGGTAAACTCACAATAGATGTTACTGGAGTCATCGAAAATATCAGAGTCTTGTCCGATCAGACTGGTGATATTGTTCTAGAAATAGAAAAATGCACTTTCGCAGATTATCCGAATTTCACTAGTATTACTAGTGGTGCGAGAGTTCAATTAACCAATTCGGATAAATACTTTGATGATGTCCTAAATAATTGGACGACTACTATTGGAGCAGGGGATATTCTCCGTTTCACTGTAGTAAGCGTGAATAATATTAGAAGGTTACTAATCTCTCTAAAATTAAAATTATAAATAAGTATAGTTCTTAACGTTCTAAGACCCTAGAGGTAGTTTTCAATGGCATTACTCGTTCCTAATATTGGTGAAATTGAGTCGCTGCGTTATCTGATTGCTCAGAATAACTTTGTCGCAGATTTAGAAGATACATCACCGCGAAATCTTGTATTAAAACTTTTTACAAGTAACACGACCCCTGCTGAGGGCGATGTTCCGTCTGCAACTGCGTACTTTGAACCCTACATTGACGGAAACGTTAACGGTTACGGTACTACTGCGAATACTGGTTATCCTGTTTGTGTAAACAACAGAGGAGATCAGGATTATAACCAGCAGTATGGTATCCTGTTGAACGGATCTAGATGGGTGATCAAGAACGTTGGTAGTGGTACAACTGCTACATATCCAGAACAAACATTTACTTTCACTGGACCTGCTGGTAACATCTACGGTTACTACGTTACTAGAGCAAATAACATGCCTGTTGCAGTACAGGGTGTTGTTCATGGTGCTAGTGTTGGTATTGGAACCACTGTTACTAAGGGTAATAACACAGACCCAACTATCGGTGTTGTCGGTAACTCTTACCTCACAATCGACCCACAAGTTAGTATTGACGACTTAACATTGGGACAGTTCGTTGCTGGTAACGCTGGTATCGCAACTGGTACTAAGATTATCGGTATTGACAGGGCTTACAGAACGATCTACCTAGACAAACCTCTGGTTGATAACATACAGGTTGCAACTGACCCATCAGTTACATTCAGTTTCGGTAAGATTACGTTTGCTAACCACGGACTTAGATCAGGTGATATCCTCTATGTTAACGCTGGTACTGGTAACACAACTCTTGAGTCTAATGTTTACACCGTATTCGATGTTCCTAATGCAGATGAGTTCGTAACAACTCCTTCATTAAGTGCCACATCAAACGGTAACTTAGGATTAAACACTGCGACTCTCTACAGTTCAATTATGTACGCTGAGAGATTCACAAACGGTCCTTACAACATCCAGAACAACGGAGACCAAATCAAGATTACTCTTAACGTCGCACTCGACTAATTTAAAAACTAAATATGAATATGTGGACTCTGCTTTATAACTAAGGCAGGGTCTTTTTATTTGGGGGATACCTTTTGACAGTATTTGTCTACGACAATACGAAGATAGATCAATTCACTACGTTCCAAGGCGGCGATATCACCGTGGGATCTAGTGAAAATATTGACTATGGCGATATTGTAGACAATGTAGAACCCGAAAGAGATGAGAATTTTTTCTTTGTAAACGACTGGGGACTTATCACTGCTACAGCAGATGTACTCCCATTCGGCCCAATAGAAGTAGTAGATGGAAGAGACGAGTTTGGTAGATCTAGAGCTCAGTGGATTCCAGAGAACGCAAATACTGTACTGTTTGATATAAATGACTCTGCATTAGAGTCAGCAGTAACACCTTGGGTGGGTACTGGTACAATTCATGAATTTGGTAACGGTCTCGAAAGAGTCGTCATACCAGATCTCGGAGCGGCAGGAGCTGTCATCTTCATCCCATCTGGGACAGCAGAAGAATCTATATCTAGAGGAAATTATATCGGTGCTGGTGCGATTGCCAAGTCAGGGCTGTCTGCAACCGACCTAGACCAAGTTTATCCGTATAATGGTAGTGGCTCTGTATCCATAACTGGAACTCAACAGACTCCATACAACGAAGCCTACTTACCAATTATCAAGAACGCCTTTAGAGTTAAAGGTGGAGATACCAGACTATTTGACGTTGAGAAAGTCATATACAACTACGCCAGATCTGAGTCTGACGTATTCGAGAAAGAAGATAACGGTACAATTACAGTTAGAGAAGGTGCATCCTTCGATAATCTCAATGTCACATTTGACGAGATTATCACAGATCCTCTTGCGAAGGAGAGATCATTCTCTGACGAAGATCAGGTAGAATTTGAGAGTTACGGAAATATAGTAGATGCAGTTACATCTGCTGAAGATTACGGTGTAATACCACAGAAATTACAAGGCGGAATATTCTTCGACGAATATCAGGCAACCACTGTTGGTGGCGAAGATGCTATCATTAGAGGATATCACGGTTCTGGTACATTCAAGAAAGAGGGTGTTGCAGATGCAGATCGTTTTTTTGCATACTCTGGATCTGGTACAGCAACATTCTCTGGAGAGAACTTCTTCAGTCAGGCACCACAAAGTACATTCTTCGGTCTTGAGGGTGAGGTTGCCATATCTGGTAGTGCAGATGAGGCATTTGTCCCTGCAACTGTTGATAATACAGTTCTCTTTGATATATCTGGAACTGGTGCTGACAGTAGAGTCCTACTTCCTGATACTAAAAAGGCTCTTGTTAGACTTACTGGTTCTGTATCTGGTATCGCTATCGTTACTGGTAGTGGAGACAAATCCAATACAGTTCTCTTTAATACTTCTGGTTCTGCAACAGACGTTGTACTTGTCAAGGATTACGAGAATACAAATCTATTCAATTTCTCTGGAGGGATGCAACAGGGCATACCTGTTTACACTCCTTCTTGGATATCACCTCTTGGAGATCAAAGAACAGAAGAACTCGATTGGGGTCTTATCACTGCTACTCCAACTCAGTCTTACGAAGATTGGGGACCAATCAATACAAACGACGAGACAATACCGAAGGAAGCAGAGAACTGGGGATTCTTACTTCCAGACTTCAACTACGTTCAGATCGGTGGTCAGCATTATCCAAACAGAGAACTTACATTCTCTACTGGAGATTCAAGTCTCATTGTACAGACAGACGGAACTACAGAGACCGCAACCTTCCTACTTTCAGAAGATCTCGACGTTGCAGCTGCAATCGATTACGAGTCCTCTGGAAAATCTGGTATTGCTACACACAATACTGGTATATTCATATCTGGAGAACTATGGTTATCACAGGCTCCACAACACACAGTATTCGGTGAAGAAGGACAATTCAGTATTCTCGGTACTGGTAATGAGTCTATTACACCATTCATACCAGAAGGATCTGGTTCACTCTTCACTATTGGTGGTGCTGCAGAATCCAGCACCAAGGCATACTTGGTTGGAGATTACCAGTTCATCTCTGGAGAGGCAAGTGTCAACTTCGCTCCACATATCACTGGTGTTGGTACTGGAACGTTCAGTCAAGGAAGAGAACCTTATCAGACATATGCTCGTAAGATCAACATTCCTGATGACGAGCTTGGTGGACTTATCACTCTTTCTGGTAATACCATCTTTGAGAAGAACACAGATTCTTACAACAGGTCTTCCATACTATTCGGTACAGAAAACGAAGACTATGGGTTTATCAGTGTCGAAGATGTTGGTCGTGGATTCTCACTTACAAATGTTGGAATCGGACTTACATCTGTTGAATCTCTCGATGCTGCAGATATTACCTTTGATAATTCGCAACAAACTGGTCTTACATATGACGAGGCAGTTGGTGGTCCTGGCGTTCTTCCAACGTTCGATAAGAACCAACAATATAATCTCGGATTTGATTCCAATGTTGTTTCTGAGGATCGTGGTATTCTCGGAATCAGTTCTGTTGGTGGTCGTCCTTACACCAGACTATATCCTTCCGATACTGGATTCGATCAACAGGAAATCAACAAAGGGTACGAAGATTCTGGATTTATCACAGACCCAGCACCAAGGGAATCTCAGTTCCCATTCGGAAAGATTGTATTCCCAACAATCCCTGCCAAGTTTACTCAGTTCATCCCAAGTTGGATTGGTTCTGGTTCACTTATCGTATCTGGTACTGGAGTCGAGAGAGTTGCTGTTGCAAGTAGTACAACATCTCTATTCGACTTTGTTAGTGGTGCAGATGAAAGATTCATCG